TAACTGTTTCCAGTTTCAATTGTCCTTTTTTCATTTTAATAGTTTTGCTTTTTTAATAGTTCCGCCCATCAATCGAGCGTTTTCAATATATTCGAGTTCCTGTTGCTTATGTAATTCAATTACTTTTTTTGCAACCTTTTGTTTTTCTTTTCGTAACCAGATGTTCCAAGTCCTAACATTCAAAAAAACACTTGCTTCATCTCCAGCTCTGACACCTTCTCTAAAGGCTCTAGAAACATCTTCCATTGTCATTGTGCTGAATTGAGTGTTGTTGGCTAAATCATCAACTAGAATGTTTGCCATTGTAACTATATCTTCAACACTTGGCTTTTGTCCTATCTCCAAGTAAGTACGAGAAAGTATGTCAACAGCTTCTTCTTTTAGTTTAGGTAGTTCGTTCTTCCAACGATACCAAATTTGTTGTTTTTTATCCATTAAAATATTCTTATTTGTGCCTTATGATTGTTTATTCGCTTCATCGCTGCTTCGTAGTATTCTTTGTCAAGTTCGCAAGCTGTAAGGTCAAAACCTAAATTGTGGCACGCTATTGCTATACTGCCACTTCCTAAGTGTGTATCGAGTATTTTATCTCCTTCTTTTGCGTAGTTCATTAGTAGCCATTCGTATAATTTAATTGGTTTTTGTGTTGGATGTATTTTCCCCCCAGTTTTAGGAACGGACATTCTGAAAATTTTAGCTAATTTATCAAAAGAAGTCCAAGCCAACTCCGCCATAGCTAAAGTAAAATCTTCACTGACCTTTTTATCCCATACAATAAAGCATCTGCTACTATCTAAATTATCTAAAAAATAATTACCACCCCATATAATTTGATTTTTGCTCACTCTTTTAAGTTCATTGAAATAATATTTATTGGGCGGCTTAATATCCCACCCTTTATCTACCACCTCATTAAAATTCATTTTTCCACTTTTCCCACCTTTGAATTTATCTCCTATCCCATAAGGAGGGTCAACAATAGCTAAGTCGAAGTAATTATCTTCATATTTAGCCATTAAGTCCATATTGTCCTCGTTAGTGATATTAAGCATTGTTTATCATATTACGAGCTTTCTGCCAGTTATCAAGTGCGCTCTTTGTTTTAGATTGTTTTTGTTCTTTAAGGTCAAAAATACCTTTCCATCCGTTTTCAATAGATTGCTGAATTATTTGCTCTTGGACTTCGTGGCATCCTTGAGAGAGTCGCATCAGCTTTCCAATTGCAGCCTTTTCTCCTATTGGTTTGTAATTCAAACGGAATGTTTCTTTTCTATAATCTCTCCACTTTTTCCAAACCTCAACATTCAATTCTTCTAATTCTGAAAAATCAAACTGCTCTTTTTTAATTATATCAGTATTTAATTTAATATCAGTATTTAATAGTTGCGGATTTTCCGTTTCCGACAAAACCGTTTCCGACAAATCCCTTTTCGGTTTTTCAAAAACTATATAATCAAAACCTTTGAATTTTCCAGCTTCTCTTTTTTGTATTCTTTGAACATAACCTAAAGACATCAATTCTTTAAATCCTGTGTAGATAGAATCTTTTTTGTCTTTGTGCCACTTCTCAACCTCCTCAACATACAAGTCCCAAGATTCTGGAAGTGCTAACAAATGGCAAAGTAGCCCCTTTGCTTTCAAGCTCATTTCTTTATTAAAGATAAACTCATTGTTTATCGTGGTGAAATTGCTACTCTTTTTGACTAGAATCTTTTTCACAATCCCAACAGTTTGCTTTCCCTTTCTAGCTCAAGCATTTTAATATCCAATTCCCTCTGTTCTTTTTTGATTTTCTCCAATTCTTCGAACCACGAAACAGAATCCTTATGTTTAAAAATGCTGTCACTTGAGTTCATATATCTATCATAAACCAACTTATATAATTTGTTATATTCGGGATATATTCTATTATCGCTCATATACTCTTGATGCTTTCTTTTGTAGAAATAAAAGCTCGTTCTATCTCTATTCATTAATTCACTAGCTTTTGCTAAGTCAATTCCCAAATCACAAACCATAAACGCTCCAACAACTTGTCTAGCAAGTGAGATGTTTCTATGTCTTTTTTTTGTGTCTATTGAGCCAAAAGGAATGTCAATAATTTCTTCCGCTATGTATTTGATTTTGTTTATTTCTTTTTGCATCATCTTATTACTCCTTTTCTTCTATTTTTGTTTTAATGTTTGCAACATACTCATCAGAAATATTGAAAAGCAAATCTGTTACATCCTTATTATCTAGCATTATTTTGTCAATCTCAACAGAGTAGTAAGCTGGAGTATCATAATCCCCAGAGTCCTCCCAAACTGTAAACTGAAACTCCAGCCCCTCCTCTGTTAAATATGTGTCTTTTCTATTCATTAGAACGGTAAATCATTTTTTGCTGTTGAGGTTGGCTTTTCACCTTTTAGAACCCAATTAGAGAACACCTCAGCCACTTCTATAATCTTTGCAACATCAGCCTCTCCAATCACATTGCAAGCGTTTGTCAGAGCGTTTTGTTTAATAATTAGTTCTTGCACATTATCAGCCTTTGGAGCTGGTTTTGAGCCACCTTGAAAGGTAGACACTGGTTTAACTTTGTTTATTGTTTTTCCATTGTAATCTCTTGTGGTTATTTCAACATCAATTTCTTGACCCTCCACAAACTTATTTTGTGTTTCTGTCTTACTTAAATACTCTGCTTGAAATCCATCTTGAAACTCAATCAGCCACTTATAAAAGTGTCCGTATTGGCTTTCGAAATCTCCTTGAGGTTTTACATTTGATACTTTCTTTTTCATTACATTGATATTTTAATAATTCCTAATAAATCCATTGCTATAATTCCTAAAAAAACTAAAGCGGCTACCGTATAACAAAATATTGCTCCAGCGTTGTTCCATAAAAAATTTCTAATCATTTTCATTGGTATTCAAGTTTAATTGTTTAAATAATATATCAGCGTTCAATTTACGCAAATGTATAAGTGCTATTTGAAGCCCTTTGTTTACTCCTTCTGTAATAGCTAAGTCAGTCAAATCTTTTTCTTGCTCATACACTTTTATCAATTCAGCGTTTCGCATCTCTTGCTCTTTGAGTTCAGCGATTAGCTGATTGATTGTAGCTTCTACCATATCAGCATTAAGAACTCTTGTTTTTAGCTCCTCTTTAGGATTAAAAAATAAACTGTTGATTAAATCTTTTGTCATTGTTTTGTTTTTAGTGTTAGTTACTACTTATTTAATTTTTGGTTAATTCTTTTAATTTCCATAAAAAGAATATCAGCCCTACCTAAATTCCCTAAATCCTTTTGTAAATCAGCTTGTAATTTTAATCTTTTGATTCTTCTTTTTAAGTTAAACTCGATTTGTAATTCTACTAGCGTTCCCATTGTTTTGTTGTTTTAGTGTTAGTTACTACCACCAAATCCCCGCATTTGTTTCAGTGCGGGGCGGTGGGGTTGGTTGTGTTTAGAAAGTTGATAAATCATATACAATTTCTTCAAAATCTTCATCTGAAAATCTTTCTACATACATTGGGTAATCTTCAGAATTAGTAGGTGTTACTCCTATCGGGGAAATCTTAACTACCATTTTGTTAAGATAGTATCTTACTATTTCGTACTTGTAATTGTTTTTGATAATTGTCATTGTTTTGTGTTTTTGTTAATGATTATGTAGCAAATATATGCACTCCCAACCAATTACACAAGGATTTCAACAAAAAAAAGTTGAATAAATTAGAAAATAATTAACAATACTAGATAAGAAGGGCTGTTAATAACTATAAAAATAAAAAAGAAAAAGGGGCTAAAAAGCCCCAAATCCCTTACAAAAACAATGAAAAATTTGTTTATTTTCCCAAAAACTGCGCAAATATATTAAAATATATGTGTCAAGTGCGCAATCTGACCATTTTCTTTTGAATGAATAAAACCTTCAACAGCTTTAGGGCTTCCAGTATATCCCTTTTGATAGTGCCACGCATCTGTACCGCTAGGGCTTCTCAAGAACTCTAGTGTCACTCCAATATCATCAAAGCTAGTAAGATATTTAAATCTTTGCTTATGGTGTATGTGGTGCAGATACCAGTATCGGTGCTTAGTTTTAGCCCAAAGCTCTGGCTTTTCTTGAGCCATGTGTAAAGCTAGATTGTTTGTTTTTGCTCCGTCTCCATGTGTCAATCCAATCAATGAGCTTCCGTAAACATAATACTTTCTGTGAATAGGTGAATCATCTATAATAACTGAATCTGTATTTCTGAACCAGGATTTCAAAGCGTGTGCTAAGTGGAATCCACTCATATAATCGTGGTTACTCATTGAATGAACACAATCAACAGGAGCGATATTCATAAGCATTTCTACGCATTCTACATATACTTCAAGAGCTGTAGTGAAGTGTCTATACCATTTGCCATCGGTGTCCTGTCTTGTTCCTCTTGTTGTAGTGCCTTGAACATTGTCCGTGTGTAAAATATCGTTTCCTATGCAAAATAACACCTTTTCAATAGTGAACCCCTCCGACTTGGAGATAATCCCTCTAACACCGTCTAAAATGCGTTTTCTAGCTGTTTTCACATTATATGTGTTCCCTGTTTCTAAAGCGTCTGCATATTTACCAATATGAACGTCTGCTGGATTGATAACCAAAAGATGTCCTTCTTTTCTTTTAGGATAGTCAATTGATGGATAAGAAGGTGAATAATTGGAAATTAAGTCCTCAATACTTTTGAGAAATTCATCTCTTGAGAACTCGTTTGGTTTGGCAAAGATTGAGAAGCGTTTACTCTTATACCAATAATGATGAACAGAGCCAACATCAATTCCAGCTTCGTTACATTCTTCTTCTAGTAGTGCTTTGTTTTCTTTGTCTTGTCTATAATCATCAATCAATCGCCATTCATCTTCACTTAAACGGTATCGTTTTTGGTTTTTCATTGTTTCTTTTTTACTTTCTCAATCGAACGACCAGCAAAGTAAGCACCGTATACAGTGATTAAAAGGGTTTGATAAATTGGTTTGTAAGCATCGTCAATTGTAAAACTTCCAACATTTCCGTCAAACATTGACATTATCACAAACATAACAGTCAAAAATATCAATGTAAGTGGTCTGATATTTGCAGGTAGCCAGCCAGCTTTGGAATCTGCTTCCCATCGTTTTGTGACCTCTTGTTGAGCTGACTTTTCACTATCAATAAGTATTTTGTGAAACTCGTTTTTCAATTTCCACTTTTCTTCTTTTGTAGTAATCGTTTCGTCAATAATAGTAGACGCTTGTTTTGATAGGGTGGTGAATAATCCACCTAAAATATTGTTAATCATAAAGCCAGATTGAATTTTGTTTTTCTTTGTCTAAATCTACATGAACAAAAGTTTTTGCTATTCCTATTCTAGTGAAGCCAACTTTAGCTAAGGCGCATACAATTGCACTTCTTTGGAGTCCACTATTGACAGCAATATCAACAGCACATCCTTTTGTATGTGAGCTTCCTTTCACTCCTCCTACCTTTTTATTATGTGCTTCTGTTCTGTAACCGCTTGTAATTTTGAAAGGCGTTCCAGCCAACATTCTAGCTTCGTCTAGTTTAAACAAAAACTCTTTATTCATTTTGCCACTTTGGTCAGTAGGCATTCCAGAACCTATTTCATCTGGAGAATCAAACTCTTGAAAATTGAAATAATTTAACACCATATAACGACTATATTATTGCCCTTGACCGTTGTATCTTTTTTCGTATTGCTTACAACCTTTGGTTCGGCTTTTGTTTTTGGAGTGGATTCCTTTTCTTTTCTTTTTGGGTTTTTCACGATGCGTGAAGTTTATTCCTTTTGCCATTTCAACTATTTTTTTTGATAAACTCTAGGATAATGTCAATTTTGCTTTTTATGTATTGCATATCTTTTGCATTATTCTCGTGGTATTTTGAAAATTGCGTGCGTACCTCATAAATGCTAAAAATGAAAAATTTGTATAGTGCGTAGCATGCGCCAAGCAATAAAACTAATGTTATTCCGTATGTTTCAACTAATCTTAAAATCTCCTCCATTATTTCTTGCAGTTTTTACAGATACCGAAACAAACTTTTTTGAAAGTCAAATAATAAATCGTTTTGCAAATTAGGTTTTTCATCTTATTTGTTTTTTTGGTTTTTAATCAATTTGTCTGCTGTATAGATAATAGACAAAAGCAAAAGAACAACTTTCAAAATCATCTCAACTTGAGTGAATGAAATTGCTAGTGTTGTTATGTTTAAGGTTAGCACATCGCTGCACTCTTTAAGTATTGTTTTCATTATATTGGTTGTTTAAACATTTCTACATCAAATCCTAAATCGGCATACCATTTGACACCGCTATTTTTTGACCCTGACCTCCTAATACTTACAAAGATAATATCTCCTTCTGCAAGCTGTGCATCAGCCAGAGCAGAAGTGTCTTGTTCTAAATCAAAAATGTGGTTCTGATTGTTTTGACTGGTAAGTGAAAAACGGTGTATTAAATCAATCGTCAAATTAGTGGTCGTTCCTACATTCGGAGTTGCAGTCCAAATTTGAATAATTGCGTCATCACCAGTGCCAGCATCCGTAGAAGCAACCCCTTTTATTTTTTTTAGAGTGCAAGCATAAGGAGCAACAAAGATTGAAAATTGTGCAGCCCATCTATTGGGCTTGGAGTTTCCGTCTGATAAATCTGTGCCACTATTTACAGAAAAGGTTGAAGTTCCAAAGGCAGAAAGGTAGTCGTTTCCGTTTGTTCCAGTAGTCAAATATATGGATTGATGAAAGTATAAATCGGTATTGTTTACCTTATCAAAAAATGGTTCTTGGCGCATTAAGATAACACTACCAACCTCAACCAAAACATCAAAATCTGTTGAGCTAAAGCTGCAAGTTGTTGTTTTACCTAAGTCAGCAGTAAGAGTAAGCTCATGGACTGTGTTTGAGTATTTAGTAAATAGAAAAACCTTTTCACCACTTTTTGCGACTGTTTTATTTCCAGCACTTACAGTTAAAGAGGTTTGTCCTGTTGTTCCGCTTGAACGAGCAGTGACCACAGTAAGAGAGGTATTAACTAAAGTTGTATTATAAGTTGAAGCTTTCATCTACCAATCATTGTCTGTTAATGTTGCGGTCTGATTTTCGTCAGCTAAAATATCAGTCAAAGAATATCCTTGACCGCTTGCATCTAAATCTGTTTCAATCCATTGACCATCCCAAATACCTTCATTTGCACTGTAAGTCATTTCGTTTGGAACATAAACCTTAGAACCAAAAATATTGTCATAAGATAGATGGAATTCGTAGTTCGTTGTTGTATCTGTTTGTATTGAGCCATTGTAAACATTAACTCCCGACTTTCTTCCAGCTAGTATCTCTTTGCAAAGTATTTTTGTAATACTTCCAGTAACACCATCTCCAGTTGTTTCTTGGTAAACTTGCCAAGTGATAGCAGTTCCATCATCTCCATTGCCAGCAAGGTCAAAAGTGAGAATTCTTGTAGGAGTTTGTGCGGTTGGTCCGCTTCCTAAGTTCACTGGGTCAAGCTCAAGGATTGAATTTGAAATTGCTGTTCCTTGATTTGCAGATATAAGCTGTTGAGTAGTTGTGTTTCCGTTTAATAAATATCTTAGGTAGTAAGTGTTTCCATCTGGCTTTGTCATTCCCATTGCTAAACCCTTAATTACTGAACCTGTTTGGTTAGGGAATAAGGGGTCTGCATTGTCAACTTCATACGATGGATTCCATGGAGTTTGTAACCACCTGAAACGAGAATATCCTTCAATGAATAATTCTCCACTATCTGGAATAGCTGCGTAAGTACCACCAATACTAGAACCACTTTGAGGGTCTGGAGCAGATGGAGAATTAAACCAATCTTGATAGTCGTTTCCAGTAAAGATTGTTGGAAAACCTACATTTGCTAAGGTAGTGTCCCAAACTTGTGCGCTTCCGTTTGCAAGTTGAGTCATATTCAAATAGTATGTAGTTCCACTATCCCCAACAAGTTTTAAGTTCAAAAAAAGTTGACATCTCAAAGGGGCAGCTGAACCAGCCCCACTAGCAGACCTACTATCGAAAAAGTTTTGAGCCATTTCTAAACTAGCTGTGGTGTTTGTCAAGTATTGTCCGTCATAATAAATTAACTCTGGTCTGAACAAAAGATTCCATTCAAGAGTAGCATCTGTTTGAGCTGAAATAATACCTATTGATTGAGAAAACTTAAGTCCCCCTCCTACTGCTGCTGTATTACCATACACTGTAAGAGTTGGGGGGTCTGTTTTTTGCAATGCTGGACCAACCTTAGTCATCCACAAAGGAATATCAAATTGTAAAAGTTGCAAGTCATAAAGCAAGTCATAATACATTTGTACTTGCTGTACTGGATGCAATGAGTCAAATGTTCCTCCTCCTAAAACAACACCAGCATTTGTCTTTAATTGAACAGCACTGCTTGAAATAACTGTTGTTGTTCCTTTTCTATAAGTTCGCTCAAAATTTGTGTCCGAATATCCGTTCGGCTGAATCATTCTCCACATACCGTCTGAAAGCATTAATCTAGCACCCCAGCACTTCATAATCCTATCTAAAGCATCAAAAGCATCAATTGGAACAAACTCATTGTTTTCCTTTTTTTTGAGAGCAGTTGGTTTAATTCCAGAAAAGTAAAGAGGGTCAATACCTGCTGCTGGTGTGGGCATTTGTGATGTAAACCAATTGACTTGAGTTTGCAAAAAATTATCTGTTGCTCCAAAATATTGAGAAGTATTAAGTATAGCAGTATCTCTAAGAATATTTAAAATAATAGCTAAAAATCTGTAAGTTGAGCCATCCGCATAAGTATTTCCAGTAGTCCAAGACACATCAACAAGCTCTGCAAGTCCGTCTGTTGCGGTTATTGTTTGCTGCGTTCCAGCTTGAAAAGATAAGTTTTGTCTTGAGCTTACATCAGATAAAATATTTCCAACCCAATAGTTATTGTATGATACCCCATCACTTGACTTGAGAATCTTTAGTTGGAATCTACCATAAGCAGCCGCAGCAATATCGTCAATGACAGTTTGCTCAGAGCTATCTCTTGGAATAATATCAAACTTTACATTTGAAGGAATTACACCGCTAAAGCGAGTCCTGTCTTTGGCTTCATAATTAAGCTCAAAGCCACTTGCTCCAAGTTGTAAAGTAAAAGATGAAGGGCTACCTGTTAAGCTATCATAAATCTCTAGCTTGTAATAAATCCCTTTGTCATTTTGAAACTCTGCTGTTCTTCTAAGTGCCATTAGTAACCTCTTGTTCTGTTTCTGTTTCCTCTTGCTCTATCGCTTGATATTAATATATCAGAGCCGCTTAATCTTCCGAACACCTCAACTTGACCACCTCCAGCGTTTCCAATCATTCCTTGTAGTTTGTCTAGCGGTGCTATAACCTCTGGATTGACTGCGCTTGTTCCTGGTCCTTCACCTACCATTGCTAAGGTTGCTCCGCTTACCATACCACCCTCCGCAAAGGGAGGTATTACTTTATTGAATAAACTACCAACTACACTTCCAGCAGCAGCACCTAATACGATTCCTAATAGTCCGTATTTTGATAAAGCATCTGCAACATAAGCAGCCGTGGCTTCTGCAACTTTTGCTTTGATAACTTGTCTGGCAGCGTTTGCGGCAGCAGCCGCCATTTGTTTTCCGCTGGCTTCCGCACTTACCGCCATTGAATGAAAAGCAGATTTGAATGTTTGAGCAACTTCCATTTGCGTTTGACCTAAATTTTTTGCGGCTTGATTAATAGCATCAATTTCCTCTGATGTTTTTACTAGCAAAGAAAATGCTTCTGGTTCTACTATTGGAGTAACCCTAAAAGAAAAGTCGGTGAATTTACTTGTGTCAAATGTAGGTGCTTGAGGTTGACTTTCTCCACCTCCTCCTCCGCCTACTCCAAAACTATCACCAACACCAGAAAGAGCAGTTTTAATTTTTCCAGCTTGATTTTCTATGAATGTTCCAAAATCTTGGAAGTCGTTTTCATATTCTTTCGTTTCAACTTTTAAATCCTCTAATCCGTCCGCCATATCTTCAAAAGGGTTCGGAAGTGATTCTTTGTCAAAAAATTCTAAAATAGAATCGAAACCTTTTATAATTTGACTTACTGGATTGTATTCAACTAAAAATTGAATCATTGAAATTAAAGCATTTTTCCACCAACCAATATCTGAAAATCTTTCAATGAATGCTTCCCAGTTATCGTTTACATATAAAATACCTAAAGCCAGAGCAGCGATTGCCGCAGATATAGCAATAAATTTAATACTTAAAGTTGCTACAACTGTTACAACACTTCCCAAAACTACCAAAAGAGGTCCTAAAGCACCAGCTAAAATTCCAATAACAACAGTTATTTTTTTTGCTTCTGGAGATAGATTGTTGAAAGCTCCTATTATTTTTTTAAATTCATTTCCTAAATCAACTAATACAGGAATAAGCATTGCACCAATCTCCTCCATTAAATCTCCTAATTGATTTTTCAACTGTATCAATGGACCAGCACCAGCTTGAGCAGCAGCTTCGGCACTTCCTCCATACTGCTTCTCTAATTCCTCTAATATTATATTTTGAGCATCTGCTAATCTATTAGTTTCAGCTAGTGATTTTATCAAAGCCTTTTGCTCTGTGCTAAATTGTATACCCGATTTTGCTAGAGCGCCAAGATTTGCAACTGGGTCATTCAAGGCTTTTCCTAATTGGATTGAAGAAGTTTTTAAATCACCATCAAGTCGAGTTGCTAAATTCAGAGCGGCAACTTGGGTCTTTTCAAATTGTTCACCTGTTATATTAGTAAAAGTTAGAAGTTGTGCTGTGGCATCTTTTAAGATAACTTCATCACCAAACAATGTTTTTGATTGTAAATCAGCAGCCATTTGTTGAAGTTTTTCAGAAGTGAAACCAACAGAAGCTCCAGTTGATTTCAAACCAGCATCAACTTGAGCAATTGCTTTTGCTTGTTTGTCAAATGCAGCAACAGAAGCAGCTCCAAAAGCAGCTAATGGAAGAGTCAAGTTTCTTGAAAGAGATTGACCTGTGCGCTTCATTGACTTTCCAAACTTGTTGAGCTTCTGGATGTTTTTCCTCAACCCACTTTGGAACTCTTTGTCGTTTAATTTAAGAAAGAAACTTAATGTTTTTCCAGCCATTTTAAGCGTTTTTTAGCGTTCGTTTTAAGCGTTGTTTTAGCGCATTTAAGCAATTATCACCCTTCTGTCGTATATGTACCCTAAAAACTTTAGTTCTTTTATTAGAGCAAATTTACTAGATAAGGGTTTTTAGTCATTTTCGTTGTTTTCTGGAATCTCGATTTTGTACTTTTTAACCGCATATTCAGCAGCTTTTTTGCGTTTTTCGAGTTCCATTTTTTCCTCTTTTTTCTCCCATTCAAACCTCACTAAATCGGTTGGGTTGAGCTTGGAATTTTTCTTTTTGTGTGGCTGTAAAATTAAACAAGCTAGCCATCTTGTCCTTTCCCATTCAAACCTTTCTTTCATTTCGAGCTGTTCATTTCGACCTCTCTGTAATAAAAAGAACTCGTGGAATGTTAAGCTCCAAAACTCTTTTGGTAATAAGCCAAAACCATAAGCAATAGCTTCCAAGTCATCCCAATCTATTTTTTGTTTTGAGGTGTTTTCTTCACCTCTTTTTCGTTTCCCTCGTCTTTGAATTTTGCTGAAAATTGTTCTCCGAATATATCAAAACACTTTTGCAGTGCTTCAAAATCTTCATCCAAAATATCTGCAATGTCCTCAATTGTCAAGTCAAAATCCTTTCCAGCTACTCTTGCTCCGTCTTGCAATCCAGCAAGGATGAGCTGACACGCATCATCAAGAGAAATGTCTTGACCTAACTTGTCAAGGTCTTGCAAACTTGTGTTTGTTTTTTTACAATAAATTCTAAGAGCGTTCATTCCGAATCTAATCGGATAATCGTTTCCGTTAAGTATTACTACTTCAAACATTTTTTCGTTGGTGTTAAAAGTTAAGTTAGTGAGGAGAGCCGAAGCCCATCCCCACCAACGAAATAAATTAATTAAGCTACTGTCAAGGTATCTGTTCCCTCAATAGAAACTGAATAAGTTGGAGCATCTTCAACTCCTCCAGTCACTTCTATTGAAGTAATAAATCCAGAGCCGCTCATATTATATGCACTTGGGTCTGCTATACCAAAAATAAAGGTAACTGGTGTTCTCCCCAACATTTGAGTAAATAATTCATCTACTTCAGTATCTGAGCCACCAGTCGCAAAGTCCATCAAACCGTCAGCAGAAAGAGAGAAAGACTTTTGTCCTCCTATAATATCTCTGAATCCAGCAGAATCTTTTGTTGAAACATCTATTGTATCAACATTAACACTTAATGACACACTTGTTGAGTGCATCAATTTTACAGCAGTCCCCCCTTGTGAAGGACTAACTTTTAGGATTAAATCCGTTCCGTTAAAAATAGCCATTTTCTTATTTTTTTATTTGTTAATATTAGCTAATGTCTAAATCCGAAGGGGTGACCTTCTTTTTAGATTTCTTTTTCGTTGTGTCAATTGCATTGTTTGCTTGTAGATAGTTTCTTACAACACGACCAACCTCGTAAGATTCGCCCTCTTTGTATTCAATCCCTCTGCATTCAATGTCTTTTTTTATTTTTACTTTATACATATCTTATCTATTAATGTTGAATCTGAAATCCATTGCAACATAGTGTATTCCATCATCTCCAAATTTATCATCATATACATCATTCGCATCTTCAAAGAAACACTTATCTATTTGCACTCCTTCGACTGTTTGACTTTTATAATCTAAAGCAGCTCGAACCTCAACCGATAAATCTTGAGCTTGAGCGTAAGTAGTGCCAAAAGAAGTTATTTGTACTCTTATATAGTCGTAAGTCGAAACACCGTTCTTTGTATTGTTAGGAGTTGTATCAATTATAAAGTATGTAATCGCTGGCATAGTTTCTCCAAATGGTATCTTTTGAGGAAATATCCTAGAACCAACATAGTTAGAAACCCCAGCAGTGTTTCTTAATATAGAACTTATTGCTTTTCCTATATCCATTATAATCCCTTCTTTTTAAATCTTCTGTCAATAATACTTCTTAAACTTGGAATTATTGAACTTGCAACTTGTTGACCAGTTTCTTTTACAGTTTTATCCAAATATCTTTCACCACCTTCACCACCTTTTCCATACTCTATATAGTACATATATCCAGTAGGAAGCTTATCATTTTGCTTTCCGTTTGATGTCTTTCGTGGACCAACACCAACAATAGGAGGTTTGCTTTTCGCTGTTCTAATATTAAACGCTCCAATCGACTTATACAAATCACCACTATCTCTGTGGTTTTTCAAATATCCTTTTAATTTTTTTACTGCTGGTTTTAATGCTTTTCTCATTGCTTGACGAACAATAGTTTTTGTCCCTCTATCAAATGGAAGAAGTTTATCCAAGTCCTTTTGGATTTGGCGCAATTCTTTTTCATCAACTTCCAGGTTAACCATTAGTCAGTCGTTTTTTGTTCTACTCTTAAAATCAATCCTTCTTTTCTTCCTATCTCCTCAACAGAACGGATGAACCAATCTTTTGAGTTATATTCAATGTAGTGCTTAGGAGAAATTTGTATGTCTGAACGNTANCGNATTGTCATCTTTGCTGGAGCTGTTCCGATAAAAGTGTCTGCTTCATAGCCAGATTTCCCTTTTTCAAATTCAAACCTTGCATAAACAGAAGCTAGTGTTGAATTGCTTGCAATGTTTTCACCATAAGCATCCTGCGTGAATGTAGCTTGTTTTATTACTACCAATCTATCTAGTTTGCCTATATTCATTATCCTTGCACTCTATAAGGCATCAATAAAAATTCTGCCGATTGAGGAATCTCTTTATAAGTTCTATCGCTTACCGTTTGTCTTGTTTCGTAGTAAGTTCCAACCATTAAAAGGATAGCTTGTTTGATTGGTGCTGGAACTTGACTAGCAGCAGTATATCCAAGAGTAAAATCTACACTCACTGCATTGGGTTTATCGTAAGTGCTTGGAATAGTTGCATCGGGAGCAAAGTAGATTCTAGCTGGTTTAATATTTCCATCTATAAAATAATTTGAAGCGTGCAAAGTTTGATTAGCATTATTTGTATCAGAGTAATTAATTGAGTTCACCTCTGCATCATTTAGCGAACCTTTTAATAAATAGAAATAATCTGGAAAAGAATCGATAAACAAATACCAAGATTGTTGCATTATAGCCAGATTCGTGTAATTCTCAGCAGCTAATGTAGCTACACTAATAAGCGTTTCAATATAAGTGTCATCAGCAGTAAATGAACTATCAATTCGCAAATGTGTTTTTGCTTCTGCAACAGATACAGGGGTAAGTGTTGGAGCTGTTTTTAACCTCAACTTTCCATATCCTGTTGTTACTGAAATTCCTAAATCTGTGTTTGTAATCATATCTTTTGTTGGTAAAAATGGAGGAGAGTCGAAACCCTCCTCCAGTATTTAAATCAATTATGCTTCAATCAAGCTAGCGAAAGCAGTAGTATTTTGTACTGCATCACCATCAACTAATGAAGTTACAATCATTCTTGTTTGACCGATTCCACCATCAGTGTAAGGGTCAACCAAGATGTCAAGTCCACCAAACTGAGCGATGTGAACTTTAGAGAAATCTCCGAATAAAGCGTGGTCCTTAGTAGCACCGCCACCGTTACCAACATTTGTAGAAACAAAAGAGAAATAACCGTTCAAAGTTTTATCTTGAGCATCATACAACGGAGATACAGAAGCAACTTGAGCAGATTGTTTAGCAGTTGCGTACGACTTCATATCTAATAAATAAGCCATTCTAGCACCTTCTAATTGAACACCATTTCCAAGAACAGTTGTTTCAAGGTCAAGGATAGAAGAAGCAGTTACAGCAGCTGTTGAACCAGCAGCAGCATCAGCAAAGATAGAAGTTGGTGCATTAGTTACATCAGAAGTTCCTAATAAAGCAGCTTCTAAAGTAGCAGCAACAGATTGAGCCATATTTCTACGAAGTGCAGCTTCGATTCCAGTATTTTGAACTAAAGATTCAGCAGAAACATTTACGATAGAAATAAGTTTCTTTGGGCTTAAAGTTAAACCAGAAGCAGTACCATTAGCAGCAGGAGCAGAACCACCAGCTTCAGGAACGAATCCAGAGTTGATTGCGCTAAATACTGGGAACTTCATATTGTTAACACCAGAGTAAAAGTTTGCACCAGCAGAAGCCAAAACTAAGTTTGCTTCTAATTGGTCAGTCCAAGCCATTGCTTCAGTAGCGTTTCCAGCAGCAGTACCAACAGCAGCACGAGTCAAAACAGCAGAAGGGATAGCGATACCTTTGAACGATTGCCCAGTGTAACGAGCTTCGTTTCTAGCTTCTTGGTCCATCTCTTTAACAAGACCTTCCAAACGACCAGTGTAAGCAGCACTCATTGCATCTTGAAAAGAATACTCGCGTACTTCTTTTGGAGTGTCCTCGATAGTAGGCTCTGATTTTGCAGCGTTTGCTTGTAATGCTTCAAATGAAGCAGCACGTTTAGCCATACCCTCTAAAGAGTTAGCTTTTTCATTTAGAGAATCAAATTCTGTTGTTTCTGAATCTGTAAGCTCGCGTCCTTCAACTTTCGCTGAGTCGACAATTGCTTCCATTTTCTCAACTGCAACAGAACGTTCCTCTGTGTAAAATTTAGATGTTTTCATCTTTTTTTCAGTTTAAAAATTAAATTACTTTTTATTTATGATTGACAAACGCAACTCAGCGAGAGAGCGTTTAGTTAAATCCAAATCTTCCTTCGACCTCTGTTCCTTCTCTTTTTCAAGGTTCTCTTTTAAGACCTTTTCTTCTTCTAATTGTTTCCATTCTTCCATAGAACGTAGTGCAACAGATGCTTCTTCATATGCTGGATAAGTAACAGCACTCACATCGTATAAACGAGAAACTTTGTTGATAGTTCTTACATTNATTCCATCTCTTACCTCCCAAGAATCATCTTCAACAACGAATGCAAAAGAACTTTGATTGATTGTTCCGTTTCTCATAAGCTCTACTAAATCTCTACCTATTGAAGTATTCGCAACCTTAGCTTCATATTTCAAACCTCTATCATCAGTAGATAAGCGAAGCGTTCCGTTTGTTGTTCTAGCTAAAGGAAGCCCATCATGATTGATAAGGAAACGAACATCATCTTCCAAGCGACCATCAAAAGCCCCTTCTGCAATAATCTCTCTAAACCCTCCTAGCTCGTTTGATAGTGTGTTGAAAACACTTCCGTATCCAACAACAACATTATCCTCACCCTCTTG